CCAACGCGAAATACTGGTGCTCCACGCATTTTATTCTACCGCGGAGGAGAACTTGTCGAAAATTATGTCTATGATTCATCGCATACAATTCTGAACATGTTTCAGGCCAATAAATTGCCAAATCTTGTAATCTATCTGGATAAACTCAATAATGACTTGTATGTATCCACCATCTCAAAAAATATGGACCCAGGGGCGAGTATTTCCTTAGAAACGGTCCTGGTGCCAAATTTCCCAGTTCGTAAATCGGTTCGTCTGGGAGTTGGGGTTCATACTCGATTCTTGGAAGTCTATGTGAATGGACAGCTCTATAAGAGTCGTACCTATGTCAATTCAAGTATTCAAAATAATGTAGGGGATATATATCCTGCCATAACATCTGTTCTTGAAAATGTCGCACGTGTGCGCTACTTACGCCTGTGGCAACGTTCCTTGAGCGCATTTGAGTTCCGAGAAGATGGTACTCCTCAAGCGTTGGAAGATAAAGCCGTACCCGATACTTGTGTGGCATAAACAAAAATATTCATTTCTATATATCTATTCTTTGTATATATATAGGGAACTCTCCGATGACATTTACAAATACGATACTCACAGGATTTGTACTCCTCGCAGTGAGTCTTATTATAGCACTTTCTGTATTAAATTATGTACGTCCTTCTACAACATATTCCATGGAACCTGCGCGAGGAAAATTAAATAAGAATACCACAATTGGTTCGGTTGATGAAGTTCGCGATAACTTTATTAAGCCAGGAAATTCAACGCTCATGTTTTATGTGTATTTATACCCCAATCAAAGAACTAGTTATCTGATGAATGATATCACAACTCCAGGAAATACACTGGCATCGATTGGATCTGCATTCCGTCTTTCGGTGGTACCAGGAAATGCGAATTCCTCGGAAACTGCGTTGCTAACAATCGCGACACGAAAGCAACCAAGTACCGAAAATGCCAATGATACTGTAAGAATGGAAAATATTGAAATTCCACGAATTCCAATTCAAAAATGGGTCTTAATTACAATTGTAAAAGAAGCAAGACGTTTTACAGTCTATTATAATGATAAGGTCGTGGCTTCGCAACGAACAGAAGGCTTTCCGATCGTGAGTTCAACAAATCTTACCATTGGAAATCGTGGATTCCTTGGTGAATTTGGTCTTCCAAATGTAAGCGCAACTGCATATCGTTTGGAGGATGTACAACAATATTTACGAGATACATCCGATACGCGCGATAAACCAGTCCTCCCGAATGAAGAAAGTATTTGGGATGTATTCTCCTTATTTTCTTGCCCTTCAGGACTCTTTTGTTTTTCAACCGATGGATTTCCAGCATCACGTCCTCTTCAATATCTCTCATCCCCTTATTGATGAATTATTCAGAGGTTTTTGTAGTATATATGTAGGAATACAATGAATTCTTTAGGATTCGGTGCAAATAGTGCAGGAGCAGGAGCAGGTGGTTCAACTCCGGTAAAAATTGTGTTTGTAATTTTAGCCCTTGTTGCCTTATATTATTTATACAAGTTTCTATACAGTACCAGTGGCCTAGAAGGAAAGACTGTACTTACAGACATTACACCAGCAAATCCAACTGCCCCAATCGATGTACCAAAATCTGAATTTCCAGTCATGTTGGAAGGGGGGGAATATTCCATCAATATGTGGCTTTACATTAGTGACTGGACTGTAAATAATGGAAAGCGCAAGCATGTATTAACCATTGGAGGCCCTGCATTTAAGACACTTGCGGTCTATTTTGGGGCGTATAAGAATACCCTGGCAGTCCGTGTCCATAATAAAGCAGGGGCATGTGGTAGCGTGGAAACAGATACAACTGGTATGACGGAAAATCTCTGTAATGCCGTATATAATACACTCTTTGATGCTGCTGGAATGACCATTGATGAAACCATTGGTACTCGCCCATGTGATATTAATGATTTCCCTCTTCAAAAGTGGGTCCAAGTTTCTATTATCTTAAACAATACTACATGCGATGTCTATATTGATGGAAAGCTGGCACGTTCTTGTATTCTCAAGACATTTTTCAAGGTTGATTCTTCCGCTGCTTTCAAGGCAATGTTTGTTGATAGAGGTGGATTTGGTGGGTTAATTAGTAACACAAGTTTCTATAACTATGCCCTCAATCCCGAACAAGTATGGAAGTTATACATGTCTGGACCAACCCCTGAATATGGTCTCTGGGATTATATTCGTAGTCTGTTTGATCCAAAAGCCGTAAATAATTTCAATTATCCAAAGATGAATAATGTATAAACAAATGGAGGGGAATGACCTTCAAATCTTTTCAGACTATTTATGGTAGGAGAATCATACCATGGAAAGTTTTAGCAACAATACTGGGACAAACTCTGGAAGTTCAAATCAAGTGGTAAGTTACTTGATGGGTACTGGTTTTATAAATCAGATTATACTTTCCATTGTATTGGCTGCCTTTCTCTACATTTTTATGATGATGTTAGAAATTGTATATTTCTCTTTCCGAGCCGTGGGTGGAACTCGAAAGGATTTATTATTAATGACGGTCAATGCACAAGATAAGCCACGTCAATTTATCCAAGATCCAAAAAATCCAAAGGCTTTAACCTTGCCATTTTCGGATAATGAAGTTACCGGCGTCGAATACAGTTACAGTTTCTTCCTGTTTATTAACCCAGCATCTTTCCGTAATGAAGAAGGTCTCTTACATATTATGCACAAGGGACATCCATTTTACTATCCCCTTATGAGTCCTGGTGTTTTCCTCCATAGTAATTCCAACACTCTCCGTGTCTATCAAAATAGCAGTCGTACTTGGAATACGTATGTGGATGTTGAAAACATTCCAGTCAAGAAGTGGTGTCATATTGCAATTGTAGCACGAAAGAACTCGGTAGAAGTCTATGTCAATGGAAATGTTGCGAAAAAACTCCCTATGATTAATAGTGTTCTTTACCAGAATTACGGAGATCTCTTCTTATTTTCCCAGCGTACATGTGCCCCTATTGGAGCAACTTCGCCATCTGGTGTATTTCCCCAAGTCTTTGGAACTTATAATGGCCAGCTCAGTAATCTTGTCTATTTCTCCTATGCTCTTTCTTACACGGAAATTCAGTCGATGAATGTCTCAGGGGTCAATTCCAAGACGGATACACAAACTATGGAACAGCCCCCTTATCTTGCCGATAACTGGTGGGTATCTTCTACAAATGCTTAAATCAAACCAAGAAGAAACATTTTTATAAAAACAGACATTTTATAAAAATGAGTGAAAATGCGCATAATATTGTGTAAGAATCAAGAAGGAAGGCACGATGCCCGGTGGAGGACAAATAGCATTAGTAAGCGTTGGTACTCACAATAATATATTAAACGGAAACCGAAATCCAGATTTCACCTACTTCTATATGGTCTTTAAGAAATATAGTCATTTTTCCTTTGAAAATGTGACTCTTCCCTTAGAAGGACCAAATGAACTCCAATATGATCAGCAGATTAAATTGCGAGCAAAGATTCAGCGTGTGACGGATTTAATGGCAGATATGAGTCTTGTATTTCGACTTCCAGATATTTACAGCAAATATATTACTCCATCTCAAACTCGTCAAGCACAATATGAGTTTCAATGGGCGCATTATTTGGGTGCCCATATTATTCAGAATATTGGATTTTATGTGGGAGGGGCAAAGATTCAGGAATTCGACGGCGATTATATGATTGCCAAGGCCCATCAAGATTACGATATGGAACAGCTTGCGAAATGGAAACAACTGGTGGGAGAAACTCCAGAACTTACAAATCCTTCACAGGGCATGTGGGCAGGGGGGGAAACCGCAACTGGATATCCAAGTGTGGTGCGTGATACCAGTCGTATTCAGCAATTTAACCGCCCCAGTATTTTTGGCCAGGACCTTCGTGTTCCCCTTCCATTCTGGTTTTCAGAAACTTTTACCAAGGCGCTCCCTTTAGTAGCCCTCAATTATCACGAGTGTGAAGTACAGGTAACCTTACGTCCCATTCAGGAATTATATACGATCCTGGATCCATCTGGGTATCGTGTTCGACCAGGGTATCGCGTGGATCCTTCTGGGAACGCCCTTCTTTCCCAGAACCCAAATTTACCCAAGTATGTATCCAATTATGATATTTCTGGCGAATTCCGAAGTTTTGTGACGGATATTGGCTACACCCCTCCCCAGATTAATACCTGGTATTTCAAT